ACGGAGTGCGGCCTCACTCAAGCCTGGGCAACATGACCCCGGAGGCGTACGGCCAGATGATCGGGAACAACATGAACCAGGGGGCCACCCTCAAGAATTGAGTGGTCCGAAGAAACCCGGCAGGTCAATTCGACCACAAGATCCTGGCCAAAGAACTCACCCGGCGTGGAATGCTCAAACCAGACTCCCAAGATAAGAGCACCACGCCCACGCGCATACCCGGCTCGGCCAAGAAAGTCCGCATGTACCGGTTCACCAGCATGGTCTTGGTTGGACTCGACGCAGAAGACGAGGCTGAGGTCCACACCGAGGATGAGCACGACGCCTAGCTGGAGCAGTGGAACACCTGGAACACCTCTTCGCATTTCAGGTGTTCCACATAAAACCAAGCTATATCATTATGTTGCAATCTAAGAACACTTGGAACACCTGGAACACCGGAAAAACAGAAGGAATAGGATTTTCCATGAACAGAAGGTCCACAATGGAGACGGCGGTCAACCGGTCTCGCGTAGCTTATTTAGATGGTGTTCCAGGTGTTCTAGGTGTGGCATCGAGGATTGGCGCTGGTTCGCACCGGTACACCTCTGAAATCAGTAGGTGTTCCAGGTGTGGCAGAGGCGCGGTCTTGGTCATGTGGAAGCCCTGCCCTGCCCCGTTGCCCGGTGCTGAAAAAAGCCACTGTGCAAGCCTGGAAGCTATTCAATTCCTGTGCGGGATACCGAATTACGACGTCAATATACTGTAATTAAAGGATATATAGTTTCATGTTCAACCCAAAAACCACGATTCTACCCACAAAAGGTGCTTTCCCCCTGTGGGCCATGAATAAAAGGAGCCAATTATGGGCAAGAAAGTAGCCCGTCCACGTACATCGGAACGCCCTCGTGATGCCGCAGGGCGCTGGCAACCTGGTCACGGTCCGAACCCAACGGGCGCGAACCAGCATGGCGGCCTGACAGTGCCCGGCCCTGACGACCTGGCCGTGATCGAGAAGATGGCCGCCGTCGGTCACGCGCAACGCAGCATTGCCAAACGCTGCGGCGTGGTGCTCTCGACTTTCCAACGATGGCTCAAGGACTACCCCGAGGTGAAGGAGGCATACGAGAACGGCCTGGCCGCCGAACATGACACGCTTGTTAGCGGGCTGGCGCAACAGGCTGCAAAAGGCAATATCGTCGCGGCAATTTTCTTGCTTAAGGCCCGCCACGGCTACGTCGAAGGCCAGCAGGTTCAGGACAACCGCGTGGCCGTCCAGATCACGTTGCCAGGAGCCATGACGCAAGAGAACTACATGAAGACCGTTAAGTGCGTTTCTGCAACGCAGCAAATTCCTTCCGAAGGAGTCAACGAAAGTGAATGATGTTCAAATATCCCCATTCCAAGAGAACGTCCTTGCGGTTCCCGAGGAGAACGACGTTGTACTCGCTGGCGGTCGTGGCGGCGGAAAGACGTTTTCCATCTTGCTCTTAATCTTCCGCTACGCTGAGCAATATGGCGAAAATGCGAAAGTGCTTTACGTCAGGAAAAGCTATGCCGGACTTCTCGACTTCGAGGCGTTGACGCGGCAGTTCTTTGGAGCTGTCTATGGATCGGCTGCAAAATACAATTCACAAGAGAATATATGGCGACTTCCAAACGGAGCAATAGTCGAGCTTGGACAGTTCGAAGATGTAAAAACCTTCCAAAAATTTCAGGGAAGGCAATTCTCAATGATCGTTGTGGACGAGCTTGGTCAATACTTGACGGCCGAAGCGTCAGACTTGCTTTCATCCTGCCTGCGGTCATCGGCCCGCGTGCCCCTAAGGCGCGTCTACGCTGCGAACCCGGCTGGTCAGGGTCACGGCTGGATCAAGCAGCGCTACATCGACGCTTCGACGCCTTGGGAGCCGTTCCGCGAGCCCACAACGGGGCGCATGACGGTTGTGGCCCCGAGCACCTACACCGACAACATTTTCATCGACTCGGAGGAATACCGATCCAGCTTGGAAGCCTCGACCGGCACGCGCCCCGAACTCCGCAAGGCGTGGATCGGAGGCGATTGGAACATCATTGCCGGGTCCATGTTCAGCGACTTGTGGACACCATCGAAACACATCCTCGCGCCCTTCAGAATCCCGTCAAGCTGGCGCGTCGACCGATGCTTCGACTGGGGCTCCAGCAAGCCCTACGCGTGCCTTTGGATTGCCGAGAGCGACGGCTGCGCCGTCGAGATCGCGCCTGGCGTCATCAAGACCTTCCCGAAGGGGACGCTGCTCACCGTCTCCGAACTTTATGGCTGGAATGGTCGCCCCAACGAGGGTACGCGCCAGCTTGCCGGTGAGATCGCCAGGAAGATCGTCGAGATCGAGTCGCGCCTCCCCTTCAAGGTTCACCCTGGCCCGGCCGACACAAGCATCTGGGATGCCGAGAACGGCAATTGCATCGCCGACGACATGGCACGACAGGGCGTGAGTTGGACGCGAGCGAACAAAGGGCCTGGCAGCCGTGTCCAGGGCTGGCAGAGACTCCGCTCGATGCTCGCGGCCAGCCTCGAAACGCCCATGGAGGAACCCGGCCTATTCATTTTCGAGAACTGCCGCCACTTGATCCGAACCCTGCCAAGTGCCCCCTGTGATGAAGTTCGAATGGACGACATTGACAGCGCTTCCGAAGACCATTTGCTCGATAGCTTGCGATACAGAGCGTTGACCCCAACCAACCGCATAACCCCTTTCGCGTTGTTTGGCTAAAGCTTCGATTCGAAATGAATACGGGGCTGGGCGACGACCAACGGTTGCCCAGCCCCGTATTCCTGGGCTTGATTCCAATGACGCCGAAGAGCTATTCGACAACTAGCAGAAACAGGCCGAAGAGCTGGCTTTGGCGGGTTGAGCCAGAGCCTTAAACCTTGGAGGAAAGTGAATGGCTGACGAGGAGAATAATCTTAGAGGTGGAAATGAGTCTGCGTTCACAGCAAACAATATTTACGAATCACTAAGCTGGTTGCGCGGAATTAGTCGCCAGCTCGAAAGTCTTCAAGACGAGGTAAAAAGCTTCAAAACGCAACTATCCGAACAGTTCGAGAAAAGGGCTGAAAGGTCTGAAGTTCACAAGAATTTGATCCTCTTTGAGATGAAAAGGCTATCTACTGGATTTTGGCTCTTCGTCATTGCCATCGGGGTCTGGTGGCCTATCATCGGAAAAACCGTCCTCCACTGGTTCGGAAAGTAAACAACCTAGGCCCGGCCCTCGCCGGGCTTTTTTACGCCCTCCAATTTCCCTGCGTTCCCCCGACTACCCACTTCCGCCTTCCCTCGCGCCTGGCCGTGGCCCTGGACGCATCTAATTTATCAAAACTGCACCAAAGCTCTAAATTTCTCTTGACAACCATTGTATGCCAATTATCCTCCTCTAAAACAGGAGCAAGAAGCCATGTACGAGCATATAACCCGCACAGAAGCAGCAAAAATCCTTAATTGTTGCCCGTCTACGGTCAAAAGAGCCTTGATTGATACCGGTAAAATTCAAGAAATTACAATTTCTACACGAAAAAAGTTTCTATTTCGCAAAGAAGTAGAGGAACTTTTGCTTCCAAATAAAGAGAAAAATTGCTCATAACTTCATAACTAACAATAAAAGTGATCGCATACATTATTTTAAAATTTGAGGGACAAATTTTGGGGAGCAGCTCGACGCCCTGGAGGCCGTGGTCGCGGCTGGCAAAGGCGGCTCATTTTAACCATTTTTAACCATTTTAAGGACCAACGAGGAAGATATGGCAAACCAGAAACTCAGCAAACACGGCCTGACCGTTGATGTCGACCCGGCCACATTCTCAGGAGTCGACGCGGCCACGGCCGAGCAACACTCACGAACCATTTCCAGCCTGGGCATGGGCCTCGACGGCCTTGTGGAGTTGCACAAGGCAGAGGAAGCCAAAATTCGGGCCACGCACCTGCCGAAGGTGGTGGATGAAACCTTGGCCGCAATGCGTGAAGCCATCATGAACCATGAAATCGTTCAGCGCGCCACCAGGGCGCAAGCGACCCTTGAGTTCGCTGCCGATGAAATGACCAAGAATCTCCAGCTTCCGACGGTTGAGAAAAACGAGCGAACCATTCTGGAGGACTCCGAGATTAGGGCCATGCTGCGCCAGATGCCCATGGACGAGCGGGTGCGGGCCTTCACCCAGGATAAGGGAGTTCAGCGCGCCGTGGACCATGCGGCAAGCCCGCTACTGCATGGTCTGACGGAGGAAGCCATCGGCCCTATCAAGGCCCAGCGCATCAGGGCCGCCCACCCGGAAAAGTTCGCCCAGGCCGAGGCCAGCAACCAAGCCAGGGCTCTCCTCAACCAGAACCTTCTGACTTTCAAAAAGAGCTTGGGGATAGAGCCGGAAGCCAAGGCGCGGCTCATTTCAAGCCCCACCGAGCAGGAATAAGGAGCCCGAACCATGAAAAATACCGCCAACTCTATCCAGATCTCGATCAACCGTGGAACCCCCACGCCCCAGGTCAACCCTTCCCCGGCCGCCCAGAACCAGAGCGCCCAGGCTGTGGCTGACCTGACCAAAAGCGTCGGGACTGGCCTTGGGGAAGTCTACAAGCCTACAGGCAAATAAAGTTCGCGCGCTTGGGAACCGCGAGCCGGGCCGCGTTGCTGACGGGAAATAAACAAAAAGGGCGTCCATCACCATGCAACGCGGCCCGTTGGCTTCCATCCAGGCGCTTCCACCCGCCTGGATGGAAGCCTTTTTAATTCAACTTTCCAATTAGAAAATAAAAAAGTCTGCAATTATTCTAGTTACGCATTGCATATTTCGCAGTATATGCCTATAGAATGGCAACTCAACATTTTAGGAGGCTTCAAATGGTAAACATTACAGTAAACGGCTTGAATGGCGAAGAGATCACAGTACGAATTGACCCTGAAACCGGGGCTTGCGTCACTGAGACTTCCAAAGGTGCAAAGGAACCCAGCCAGGCCACTCCGGTCATGGAACTGCTCGACCTGGCCTTGGGCGAGTTTTTGAGGCTCGCTTGCGCTGTCGAGCGCCAAGATTGGCTTGAAACCCGCACGATGATTACTGAGCTGCGGGAAAGCCTGGACTCGATCTCCGGCCTGGCCGGGTGAAGCCATGGAGCAGCTCACCACTTTAGACGAGGCGAACCTGGCCGTCCTTGGCCAGAATGTCGCCTGGCGCTACCAGCTCGATAAGTTCGAAGACGAGAAGCTTGTGCCGCTTCTCCAGGCTTTCGAACAGGTCCGGCGTGAAATCATCAAGAAGCTGGCGCGCGAAGACTTGAGCGAATGGTCCGAGCAGCGCGCCCAGGCGATCCTTCAGGAAGTTCAGGTCATGACTACCGGAATTCAAGCGCGGCTAACCAGTGGCATCGCCGACATGACCACAGAAGCCGGGTCCGACTCGATCACCGAGCACAACAAGATTCTGAGCTTCGACGGAACAGTCCCAGGATTTATCGGCGTGGAAATGACCCCGGCCCAGATTCGGGCCATTGTGGTGGATGTGCCGGTCGGCGGCTATACCCTGAAAGATTGGGTGAACGCGACCTTCAGCAGCCAGCTCCAGGCCAAGATCAAGCAGGAGATCACCGCCGGGATGATCGAGGGCGATGGCTACCCGGCCCTTGTCAACCGCCTGGAAATTGGCCTGGGCGCGGTCAAGAAGGACTGCATCACGTTGGCGCGCACCTATGTTCAAAATGTGAACACCAGCGCCCAGGAAGCGGTTTACAGGGAAAATCCAGACATAGTTTCCGGCATGAAATGGTGCGCGACTCTTGAGCCGGGCTATATGAGCAGCGGACATGGAACCTGCCTGGCCTGTTCCGCCCTGGACGGCCAGGTCTATGCCATGAAGGCAGACCGGCCGCCGTGCCCGCTTCA